ATGTGGGAGGGGGTGAAGTTTTTTCGACACCCCCCTATACCCACGAAGCAGCAGTACAGTCGTATCACATGGCGAAGAGATCGCCGAAAACTTATTTCACAAAAAAGTAAGAATCAACAGCAAAACAAAAACGACAAGACGAGCGATGGCATTTATCCATACTCTAGTCAAGTCGTTGCTGAATTCCTTTTTACTTTCTTGTAAATGTTCATGAAATCATGTTTAATGATTTCATCAATTGCTCGTTCAATCTCTTGTTCGTTCTCTTCATCGGAAAATTGTTCAGAAGTTTTTGCGATTCGAGCGAGATAAGAACAAGTATTGTAACCTTTTCCTACATCGAACAAGAACCAATCGGAGAACCGTTCAAACGGATCGAAAGGATTGTCAAATGTAGTAAGAGCACAAGAACCATTCATACTAGGTCACTCCTCTCATTTCAAATAGTTCGACACAGTGCTCGTAGAGATTCCTAAAGCTTCAGCGATTTCAGATGTGCTGTAACCAGAAGCATTCATGGAAGTAATCTTCTGCATCTTGGCAGTACTCAAAGTGGTAGATGCTCTTGGTGTAGCACGCTGCCTAAGCACATCAATGTCCGCGTTGTCTATGATTTGGCGCAGTCTGTTCTCGCTGATAGCTCCAGCCTGAATTGCTTCCCACTCTCGGTCTGTTATTTTGATGGTTTCTTTCTTTGCGCCCACCATAGACCGGGCCTGGGTAAGAGCTTGTTGACTGGCTTTCTTGATTTCGCCGCTTGTCATGCCCGGATTATCCTGTTTCTTGGCGGCTACTACCGCATTGGCTATAGTCTGAGCCTGCCTCTCTCTGGGGGCGTTCTTTAATGCAACATTAAGCTTTGCGGTCAACGAATCGACCTCAGCCTGATAGGTCTCTTTAGCGGAGGCGGAATATGGAACCTTGCCTGTAGATAGCATTTCCAGACGCGCCTGGTTCGCCATGGCCTTCATTTTATTGGCGTAGTTCGCATAGGCTCTCTCTATCGGGGAATCCACATCGGATACAAGCGTGTAGGCGTCCTTTGTTTCAGCCATCTTGGTACTGGGTTGTGTTCTAACCTTAGTTCTACCGGTCCTTTTATCCACATAAACAGGGTCGTCAACCGGTTTCCACACAAGTTCTCCGGTCTTTTCATCAATCTTGGGGCTTCCTTGTCTTTTAACCACCGATACTTCCGATTTTGCACGGGAGATAAGGGTAGAAGCGCCTTCATGATAACGACCGTCTTCTACAGTGCCCTGATATTTTTTCTTCAAAGAACTGATGCCATTGTCAATCTCACTCTGCTTGTAATCCAGCTTGTGTTTTTCAGCATCAATAACCACCATTGAATGACGAACCGCTCTCGCAAGCTCTTCTCTGGTGGCTCCCTTAATGGTCATATCCGTAATCAGATTCGAGATAACGCCCATCTCTTTCTGGGTGTCCCGCATTTGTTTAAAGGTTCCTTCTTTCTTTCCACCATATTCAAGCTTGGGGTCGAAATCTTTGATTAGCTGCGGGGTAGAAGTAATCTTAACCTTGCTTCTTCCCGAATTACACGGAATAACCATAACAGTATCGCCGTCAAAATCGGCTCCGGAAAGACGTTCTGCAACTTTGCTGTTAATACCGATGGCATCTTTCGGAGTATTACCCAGAACCCTTCGCGCTTCCGCCTGTTTATTGTTGACGGTGAGAATCGGGATTTCAAAGGTTCCGCCATGCGGATAACGAACCAAAGCTACGGTTTCACCATTCTTATAGTTCGGTGCATAGACCTCGTTATCTTTCATCGAGGTAATTGGCAGAATAACTTGATACTTCTGACGGGGAAGGGCGGCTGCTTGCAGATGGACGGCATCATAATCACAGCTATCGGCGAAAGAACTGAGCAGCGATTTCTTGACGGTAGGGTTGGTCAGAGAACAAATCTCATCAAACTCAGCCATCTTGTCGCTTATTGCAAGATTAAGCTGCTTATCCACCAGATACTTTGGCTGTTTGGAAAGAAATTGCGACGGAAGTTTATCAGCCCATTCACCCCAATCACCTTCTTCGGCTCTTTTATTGATAAGCGAGAGGGACTGCTTCTTTCCTGTCACTGGGTCAGTGTATTTTCCATTTGGGTCATCATAATAACTTTGGCCGCCACGCTCTTTAATCGCTGAGCCAAAAGGATTATCCGGGTCATCCTTGATTTTCTTAAGCACATCCTGTGTTGGCGTGCCCTTCTTCTTATTAGTGTTGAACACAACGTCAACGCCATCGGGAAGGTCATCGGAATAAACGGCCATCCCCTTAAGATAGTGTGTTCCGTCCACAAGAATACGGACCTGCGCATAATGTGCGTCACCAAGAGAAAGGTCATCCACGCCTCTTCGAAGCTCGATAACGCCATCTTTCTGAATTCCACCATCTTCCGCATAACGAATTTGAAGCCGCTTGGAATTCATACTGGACGGGTATTCGAACGCTTTTCTGAAAGACTCGCCTTCATCATAAGAGATGTAGTCCCTCACAGAATGAACGTTTTCAAAATTATAAATCTCTTTGTGTTCTGTTCCGGGAGGACAGATGACTTTAATATTGGTCTGCTTTCCAGGATTCGTAACCTGCGGAACACCACCTCCATATATCGGATATCCTTCCATCTCCAAAATATAAAGAGCTTGGTTCAGCTTTTCTTTAGAGATACCAAGTTCCCGCTCAACGCCGGTTCCAACGTCTATCATTCCTTTTTCCGCAATCTGCTTTTTCAGGAATTCAGCCGTGGTTTTAGCCTGGTTCATACGGGCTTCGGACGATTCGTTGAGCAAAGAACGGACGGAAGAATCATTAGCGAATCCCATCTTCTCCGCGATTTCATTCAGACTGTAACCTTTTTCCCGAAGCGCCTTAGCAGTCGAAACGTCAGCGGATCTTCTTTCGTCTTTCGCCAAGCTCATCTGTGTCCTGAACTGCGTTGTGCTCAAACCCATAGATTTGGCGATGGCTACTTCACCGGTGTAGGTTTTCCCATCTTTATCCGTGAAAGTGAATCCAGATTTCTTCATCTCCTCCACTCGCGATAGAAAATCCCCGCTATGCTGGTAAGGGTTATCTCCAGAACCCCAGGGATAACGACCGGAACGTCTCGGCATTCCATAGTGCATCAGCATTTTCTCCACAAAGGAATTCATGGTTTAACCCTCCTGTTCTTTGATTTTTCGAATCACCTTGTCAAAAGTGATGATTTTGTCCATAATCGGAACGATGTCTTCCGCTGTCGGTTCATCGTACAGAATTTCATTGTTTTGATACAAACGAAGTTCTATGTCGATATCAGCAGGTTTTATTTTGTACTCCAAACAAAAAAGAGCAGCATATATTTTAAGCTGCTCCATGTGAGCCGGAATAGATCCGGTCTTTAAATCATGAATACGAAGGAACCGGTTTCGAAACATGATAGTGTCGGCGGTGCCAAAACAATTTTCCGAGTAAAACAGAATTTGCTCTGGTATCATTTTGAAACCGATCGCGTCATTGACATACATGTTCAGTGTTTTTTGAGACTTCGGCAATTTCTGCCCAAGACGAATACACTGGCACGCAAATTCGTGAAGAACGGTTCCTTTTTGCGTAGCGAGGAATTTGGAATATGCTTCCGCCACCTTGTCCTCGCTGTAGTTAATCCAATGATATTTGCTGGCACCGAGAAAAGCGTGTTGCCCTTCAAGATTCGAATGATTGTTGAAGATCATGCAGCACTTCCTCCTTGTTCTCCGGGCAGATGAATCTCGAGAACGACATCTCATCCATCTTCCCGACATAATACTCTTGATTCGGTTGTCTCTTTGCGCCAGCGCTTTGTTTACATTCCAAAGAAGCCCATTTATCGTTGTAGAGAATGAGCAAATCGGGAATGCCTTGTAAATATCCCGAATCGCTTTTCATAACGATGCAACCAGGAAATCTTTTCTTAAGCTCTTTAATAAGCTTTGCTTGGAATTGACTTTCAAGCATGGTTAATGGGCCTCCTTTCAGTGCTTTTTCCAAAACGGAAAAGGGAATGTCTATCTTTAAAAATAGCTATTCTATCCCTCTCTTCATAAAAGGGCATGTAATTTTCGCGCGGCAAAAATAGACAATAAAAAAGACCAAGACACCGTTAAGCATCTTGGCCGCGTCAATTATTCAATTTTAGCGTTTAGCTGTTGTTTCGAAGATAGCGTATCAAAATCCAAATGAGCCACAATCCTCCGGTACAGAGCACCAAAATAAAATCCAACAGCAAACCGCCAAAGCCTCGCTTTTTACCATTCTTACTCATTGTGTTCCTCCTTGTCGTTGTTCTTTTTATAAAGAACCGATGGAATTTTTCCGACTCCTCGTTTAACAGTATCAGCAACATCCGATACCACTCGCTTTGTTTTTTCTTTCCTCTCAGAACGTCTTATACTTTTTTCAAGCAATAGTTCTGCTTTTCGTTTTTCGGACTCATTGAACAGACGCTGACTTTCGTCGATAACTTCCTGCGTGATATATAAAACGCGAACGGTAGTTCCTGGTTCAACTTTCTGCCTTGCTTTTGGCTCAGATTTAATCACCTGATTGTTGATACAGTTTCTATATTTTCCGTCGGCGTCATCAATAAGAGTCGGAGAGAGAACTGCTTTTAATCCAAGACTTGTTAATATTTCTACAGCTTGCTCAGACGTGGTTCGATATTCCGAAGAATAAAGCTTCGGCACAACGACCAGTTTTTTCCGTTCCTCAATCGTCTTGTCCGCATAATCACGAACAGCATCGATGGCAGGTTTGACAAGAGGCACTATGGATGCAGCCATAGCAATGCCTGTTGCAATATTACTTGTGGTTTTAGGTGTTTTCTTCTCTCCACTCATTGTGTCCGTCCCCTTTCAAGAGGGCAATAAAAAAGTGCGCCCCTTATGAGAGACGCACCGAAAAAGTGAATCCCTCATTATTGCCACACAATCTCAATCAAGTCGCAAAGGACGCATGAGTAAAGAAAGAAAACACTTTTTACCAAAGTAATTTTCCCTTGCAACTTGAAAACTATTAGATTGTGTGGTTATTACAGTATAGCACAAAAGCCAAAATAAAGAAAGGACTTTATTTGCAAACCACTTGACTTTTTGCTTGATTTGTGGTATGCATTTTCGGCTTGTGGCCAAATGCCCACTTTTGTTCGCTTTATTTATTTAAATATTAAAACTTTTTATCGCAATTAAATAAGAAATAAAAGTGGGCAAGTGGGCTTTTTAGTGGTTTTCCGACACCCAATTTGCGCAAATCGGCCAAAAATGGCCAAAAAACGCCAAAAAAGTGCCGTTTTCAGAAAATGCACCCGATTTTTTCTGCCCACTTTTGGTTCGCAAAACCGGGCTTTTGCCCACTTTTTTTGGCCAAAAATGAGATTTTTCGTCCGTACAAGCTCCAAAATTTCCCCCAAATTGGTCGAAGCCCACTTTCACAAAAACAAAAGTGGCCACAATTTTGCAGATTTTCAAAGAGTGTACGGACGTTTTTCTCATCTCCAAACCCGTCCGGTCTGTTTGTCAATCAACACAATGCGGCCTTCAATTTCGAAATCAGCAAGCTCACAGATATAAAACAATGTGTGCAGCAGTCTGTGAAATCTTTCGTCTTCCTTATCGATGTTCCGCAAAGCCTCGAAAGCCGTTGGGTCAGAATATCCCTCCGAATTCTTTCGAGGGTTGTTTTCACGATTAACGATACCCATCAGTCCCTCCTTTGTTTGTTCCATTCCTCGATGTCGATTCCGTATTGTTTCAGCTTGTACGTACACAGCCAAACCATATCGGAATCAGTCATCTCATAGTGTTTAATCAGTTCGTCCAATCTTACGGCAAAAGTGTCATAGAACTGCTTCAGACGCTTCGGTCCAAAACCAAACTCCTCATGCAAATGCCATAAGATCATGGCGTCAAGTTCGTTAGCGTGTTTGAGATCGTACTCTGCGAGCTGCCTGCGAATTTCGATATCCATCGCTTTCTTTTCGGCGGCAGTCAGATGCGCTCCGTACACTTTCCCTCCGGCTTTCTTCATATACATAATCGGAACCTCCTCCATCCATAATCCAATTTTCCTTAGCGAAGAACAAAGGTACTCCGATTAGGCAAAAGAATATAAAAGCGGTGGCGTCGTTTTCCGGCAAAATAGAAAGAGCCCCGATGCCAATAAGCACCAGGGCGTAAATTTTGTTTTTAATTGTTTCTTTGCTCCACATGATGTCCTCCTTAAATATCACCAGAAGAACGGTGCTGGCTGTGTCCGGCGTCAAATCCGTGAGGATAACGCGCTTTCAGCTTCTCCACGTTCATCTGCAAAATCGTTTCCAAATCAAAACCGAGAGCCTGAGCGCTCACCGCAAGATACCAAGCCACATCTCCAAGCTCTTTGGCAATGTGATACTTATCGAGATCATGCCCCTGGAAGAGATGTTTTTTCAAAATATCAATGCACTCTCCGGATTCTCCATTAAGACCCATGAGTCCGTTTTGGAGCTGCTGAGAGTCGGTCAGGGATTGATTGGCGGTACGGTAGGCGGCTTTCTGGTATTCGTTAATTGTCATCTGATATTCACCTTCAATTATTCTGGAGCGAATAAGTTTACTTATAGAAAGATTATGCTTTTTGGCGATAGTTTTTAGGGCTTCGCATTCATCGTCTGTTAGACGAATACGATACTGCTTACTTCTCGGATTTATAGCTTTTGATCTGCCTCTCTTTTTGTTATCTGTCATCTGATATTCACTCCTGTGTTGGGTATGTAGTGTTTGCAACGAAGTTCGACTGGTTCAATGTGCTTTATATCGCGGACGCGAATCATGGATACTTTTTTACCATCTTCGCAAGGACGACTCACATATACTTCATCGATTGCTTTCTGAGCTTCGAGAAATTCTGTTTTCAGAGAGCATACTTCTCTGTGTCCGCAGCGTGTACACTGGGTTTCTTTTACACCGTAATCACTCATTTTTATCTCCTTTCAGCGCAAAAAATAAGAGCCGAGGTTTAATCCTCAGCCCTTTTCTTTGCTTTATGATATATCCAAGCTTTGCAAACTGTTTCTTTACACTTTGGATAATCAGGTCGTCCACACTTATTGCATATAAGCTCTTCTCGACCAAGATCCGGTATATCTTCTTCAAACTCTTTAATAATCGTTGTCCACGTTCCGTCTTTTCGGCGAACCGGACAAGACATTCTGGATTTAACTTTCATAAGCATCGCCTCTTTAATATTATACTGCAAAATAAGGAAAAGTAAAAGGCCGTGTTTCAGACCTTTTACCTTTGAAATCGAGTAACTTACGAAATCAAAATCTTGTAGCGTTCGTCCAATTCTTCGAACACTTCTTGATCTGCTGCAATGCTGATATGAAATTCAATCTTACCCTTATCGTTTAATACGGTTTGGATAGCAGGTTGAAGTTTTTCAGCAAACAGCATTCTCAAGCATGTTCCGAGTTGTCGGTCGTTCACTGCTAGAAAATAATTCATAAACGTTACCTCCTTTCATTATAGGAGATGCGTTTTTCGTGCAGCTACTTTTCGTTTTTCTCATAACCAGTGATCAACTCGCTATACGGAAGCTCTTCAATCCAGTCACAGAACGTATGCCACTCGTCGAGCTTGTGGTTCCGCCGGCTTTTGTAAATATTAGCCAGAACCTCATAATTCAGCATGACCGTCCGTCTCTGGTTGTAAGAGCTCGGGAGGAGTTGGATCATCTGCCACCAGATCTCGTTCTTACTCATGTTCTCGATAATATCGCCAACCTCATGACTTACCGGGAAAACGCCATTTTTGAGATCGGCATATTTGACGTAGCACCAACGATAGACATTCAGAATATCAATCGTCTTCTCCAGATGCTGATAGGAAGGATAGATGAGATGCTCATGACTAAAATCTTTCGGCTCAAACTCCTTCGCGTGGATCTTATGCATTGTCGAGCAAGAGTTCGCAACTGTCCCAACTTTATATGTATCAAATTCCTTCCACCAGTAGAGCGGAGCAAGAATATCAACGTAAACGGTAATCATCCGCATGAACTTCCGGTGATCCGTCCCAGCATTGCGCAGCCGTTTCATCAGGTCGAGGTCGTTAGGACCCAAATATAAACCACTTTCTTTATCACAGCCTGAAACGGGATGTCCGCAGAATTCATTACACCATACGTATCCTTGCGTACAACTATCGCTCTTCTCCCAACTATTCATCGGATTGCGCATTCCACGAATGGCGTGCTCCCAGCCCATAACTTCAAAATTACTGATTTTCAGCATAATCATTCTCCTTTTCTACATACACGCCAAATTCCTTATTAAAGTTTTTGGCATGGTCAATATCAGTTGTATGATTACATTCATTTGAACAAGTCTCACACTGTCCGCCATCGCAAAGATATAAAACTTTATCTGGAGATTTATTGTCATACCGGAAATTCCGATCATCAATGTACATGTTCGCAAATATCTTCCGTGTATTGCCGCCAAAACGCTCGATGATGTGAGGAAGATTCTCATTGACCGCATCGAATTCAAGTCTGTGTTCCGAGCACCAGTTCACAGCTTTATCGAGCATTTCTCCAACGCGGCAAGTCCATAGAATAATCTTAGCGCCAAATGATTTCCGCATCTCAATGAGATAACCAATAAGATTAGTATTTGGCTCTCCGATTTCCGGCCATTTGTTTTCGCAAAGGGTGCCATCGAAGTCAACGGCTATAATTTGCTCGTTCATGTTTTTCTCCTTTCGGTTGTCGGTATCACAAAATCCACAGAATAAGTTTCACAGTCAAAGCGACTAAAATAGCCGCAATACAAACTCCAATTACAAAAGCCAAAGCTTGTCCGACTTTATATCCAAGGCTATTTTTGTTATTGCTTTCCATAATTAACCTCCAAACTGAAGACCTAGATGAGAATATAACTCTTTATAAAGCTGCTTCTCAATCTCGTCCTTATACACTTTGACAACTTTGCCGTCAATAATCGTATTTACAGTCTCTCGAAGAATCGGTTGAGTCAATTCAGCAGCAGACGACGCACCTGCTTCAGCTACAATCGGCTCCGGCAAATATCCGAGTGCTTCTATTCGTTTGTTTTTGCAGTTATCTTTAAACGGGCATTTTCGGCATTGTTCCGCTAGTCTTGACAGACCCATCGTTGCCGCCTCCTTTCTTGACTGTAATCAGCTTTTTATAAATATCAAAGGCTTCCTTACCTTGAAAAGCGTTAATGATTGTGACATCTCCATTCTTTTGGCGGCCAACAATAAGCACACCGTCATCTCGTTTGGAGAAATCAACGCCAATAATCAAGCTTTCATTGATTTTCGGATTTTTCATCAAGATCCACCTGCTTTCTCAAATATCGAACTAGGTTTTCGCATAATTTGCGATGTTCACAGCGAACAAGAGTATCTGTCATTTCGATAATATCGAAGCCGGCATAATATTTTTCCGGTTCCTTCACATCAGCCGTAAAATTGGCACACCCATGACAGTATTCTTGGACATCCAGTTTAATCATTGGTATCCTCCTGACTAAGCAGTTCTTTTGGAATAACTGTTTACGTACTTGGTTTCATTGAAATTCCGTTTCTCACTCAAAGCACGGCTGATCGCCAAATCGATAGCGGATCTGGATTTCAAGTGATAGTAATACAGTTCTTTGAAAGGCGTATTTAGCCTATCAGTTCTTCCGGCAGACTGCTTCATAATTTTGTAAGAGTAATTTTGCGAGTAGAACACGATGGTATCGGTGCTTATGCAGTTCCATCCTTCGGCTCCGGCCGTATACTGCACCAGATAGACCCAACTGTCTGAAGTGGGAATTGGCTGATGCTTATGACCGTTCCATTCCGCAACCTCGACACCATCTCCGTAATAGAGATTCTTAAGAATATCAAGTTCATAGTCGAAGTTATAGAAAACAATCATTTTCGAATGTTTCTCAAACAGTTCCATCAAAGCGACTTGCCTGGAATCGTCCGAATTCACGATCCTGCGCCATACATAGCACAGCTCGCCGGCATTCGTAATCGGTTCGTTTTTATAAGGATTCCATCGAAGCTTTGAAGCGTCCTTATACTTGGCGACATCGTATTTCACATAAACATCTTCGTGGTGCGAGACCGTTTCCCGTTTGAAATCCATCTCCACAAGAATTCGATTGCGAAGACGGATTAAACGCCCGACGCCCAAATACCGGTCTACTTTCGGATACTTGCCGTTTACCCAGGTCATGACCATGTGTTCTTCTTTGAAAGCTGTTCTGTTTTTATAGAACCCATTGGCTACAAAGACTGGAATATAATCCTCCCATGTGTCTCCTGGTGTGGCGGAAAGCAGAATCCACTCGTTAAGCTTGGCTATTTTCAGAAATGCTTTTACCCAAGCTCCGGAACCCACGACCCTCTGTTCATCAAATATAAAGAAGGCGTCCGTTACCGTTGCATATTTGCCGATGTTGTTCCACGAATCGACTACCACTTTATTGGAATATGAACTTGCTTCGGAATGGGTAGAAAGAAGGAAGGGCGAAAGCTCACCCTCCCATTCCTTCGTATCCCTTTTTCTTGCTGTCGTGATGATGTACAAGTCTTTAGGGCTTTTCATCTTCACGTATTTTTTTGTTCCGAGTTCGCCTCCGTTTTGTTTGTAGTAATAGGCTAACGCGGTTCTGGACTTACCGCTTCCAACGCCGCCGCACAGAATGCAGCCGTTTTTCATCCTGTCAACGGCGTCCAGTTGATAATCTCTTAAAGATATACCAGCCATTACAAACTCCTAAGAAGTCGCCGCATCGACCATATATCGGAAAAATACATCATAGTGAACCAATAGTTGTCCAGAGAATCATTTTCAGTCATTGGTTCGGTCAGTGAATTTCCGACTTTGATGTAAGCGGCAACGCCGAGGAGAGATAGCTGAATATAACACATCAGAGCCACTACCATGTCGATATCCTGAGCGGCTACTAAGATATGATTCTGGTAATTCAGGTTGGCTTTTTCCAGCCTTTTTCTCGCTGCATGAATACCGGCAATCAAAGTAGCTCCAGCGCCGCAGCAAGGATCGTTCAGGGTGATGTATCCGTCTTTCTTGACCTTTTCAACAATATCTTCCATGGTGATTTCCGCCATCAGCTCGCAAACATGGTAAGGCGTAAAAATCTGCTCATGTTCTTTGCTGTTAAGGCCAAGTTCGGTGTAGATACTTCCCAAAAAGTCCTGCTCTTGATTTTCTTCCAAAGCCACTACCATATATGCAGCAAGTTCGGAAAACAACGGCTGCTCCTGTTTGTTGTATCTTTTGATAGTCCGCAAATATAACGCCTCTCTCTCGTCGAAGTGGTCTTTATCCACCGGATTCGATAAAGCGCAAGCGAACATAATAATGAAGTCGCTCCATACATCCCAAGAACGATGCCGGTAGGTTAGTTGTCTGAACACTCGCAGAAATTCTTTTCGAGCGTCTAAATGCTTTTCCGAATTTTTACCGGCGGGCTTTTTTCGGTTAGGTTTTTCCGAAACCTTAGAAACACCTTTTTTAAAACCTTCGGCTACATTCTCTCCATATTTCAGATTGTCAGCGATATGCTTCGGAATTTGTTTTTTAACCGGTTGTTTTCGTTTAGTTTTTTTCTTTTTCCAAAACATTGCTGCATTATACCTCCTTTTTACAAAGGCGATCGCAAGCTGTTTTGTTTACAACAGAAGTAGAAAAAGTGATTTCAGGAAAGCAATCCTGTGAAAAACTAAGAGTTATATCAAAATCTGTGATAAGCTCCAAGTCTGGATGCACCAACGTATCGGATCGTTTGATAAGTTCTTCTCCAGCATCTTTAATTTGTTGAACGAGTTTTTCTCTATATCTTTTGTTACTGGTTTCCATATGTTTTTCTCCCTTCGGTAATTGATGGAACGGGGCTGTTTCCTCTAGCCTTAGGACATTTACCTTGCTGGCAATATCAGGCACCCCTTTGTCCATCTTCTAAAATATCAATGCCACGGGGCCTCTTCCGGACCTTCCTCCGCAGCGTACTTCTCAGCGAACTCATCCTCTTCGATGGTCACATACATTGTTTTCAGATAAGCCTTAACGCCAGTCTTGCCATTGACTTCCCAGTTGTAAGGGCGAATCACCAAATCAACGTTCATAATCTCCGCAAAGTCCAGAGTGGCAATAGACTCCTCATCAAGATTCGTCTGTGCCCGTCTGGTAATCATAACAACCTTGGGCGGGATATTGTCGAAGCTTACCGCAACCTGAATATAGTGACGAGGCTCTTCGTCCTCATCACGAGGGGAGAGAACCCTCACATTCCAACCGTCTTCAATCAGCTTCTGCGCCATATCTGAATCTTCGATGATGACACAGAAGTTACGGCTTCCGGCACGATTGTATTTCGATTCCTCTCCTTTGAAATTTCTGAAAATGATGTGCGCATTTTCAATGATGATGTTGTCTACGTTCTTATAAGCCATGATTGGTCTCCTTTCAAAAATTGTGTTTTTCACATGGGAACGGACACGATCTGCACTCTTCATCGGTGCAATCGCAAGAAGTGTTGCTAAAGTCGGATTTAACCAACACAAATATCACAAGGGCAATAACCAATAAAACAAGCAAAGGTATCACCTCACATCAAATGGCGTTGGCTCTTCTTCATGCGGTTCTCCGACTCCAAACCATGGGGGAGTGTTGTCAGAAACAAACGGCTCGTCTGCAACAAACCGTTCGAAATCCCCATAAGAAGACAGAGACTTCACCGCCTCATCTACAAGATTGTTGTAGTAAGTGCGGTCGATATCGTTTTCCTTACCGAGTTCCCGAACCATCTCAGACTCCAGCCATCTGAAGCCTTTGGAACCAGTTGCAGCCGCATATCCTTTTTCTCCGGTTTTCTTATTCTCGGTTTCACGAAGCAGAATACCGCCGCCGCATCCAGGTTTGATAGGACAGAACTGACCGACTTTACCAATAAAATGATAATTGTGGCCTTTAGCGATTTCTTTAACCAACGGATCTAGCTCAGCATCTCCACTGTTACCACTGAGATCCATCGTAACGCCAAATTCTTTTGCTCTTTTCACAATGCGTTCCAGCTCTTTTTCAAGTTCGCTTACATCCGGCAATCCTTCGTTCATATCGAGGTACAGCGCGGAAGTTACTGACTTGGTCTCGCACATATCCTCGAATTCAATCGGCTCCTTGCTGAACAGTTTCTTAAATACATAAGGAACCTGAAACTGGGTGCCAGTTGCTGTCCATTCTCCAGCATGTTTACCATCCTTATACTTCGCAATATAAACAGCGTCGTTCACAAGACACATGCGATCGTATGTAGCCTCATGCTCGAAGTTATAGCCATACTGCTTGCCATAATCCATAACGAATTGAATTATTTCCGGAGTTGCATCCGGAATCTTAATAGAGTCCGTCTTAATGTGGGCAACAGTAAAGCCCCGTCTCTGGACCTCATGTTTGAGGTTTACCATAAACAGGGCGCCGCGCTTAGCTACAATATTGTCTTTATTGCGATTGTCTCGGAATGGATGATCGAAGCTTGCCGAAGTTAGACCGTATACAGAGTTAATTGCAATTTTAAGAGCCTGAGCCAGATCAGCCGCAGCAGCTTCATCTGTCAGATACTTTGCCAATGCACCGTTCAGCATCTTTTTAGCTTTATCGAACTCTTTGTGTTTAATCGCAATTCTGGCCTGAAGAATTTCGTTGAATCGCTTCGTGTATTCAGGACCAAAGAGTTCTTCCGCTACAATGCTGCTCGGATGCATGGATGCAATATCCAATAACGCGATGTTGCTGTACATTCCTGGCTCAGCATAGACATAACCGCCTTCGCCGACTTCTTCGCCGCGATAAATGGACTTACCGCCTTCGAAAGTATAGCCCGGGAACACAGGCTTTCCGTCTTTATTAAACAGGGTGAAATTTTCATCTCCCAAATGGTCGTACAAAACCATATCTTCTGTAATAGTCCACGGTTCGCAATCGGGAGTTACTTCACCCATAAAACGGTAGTTGAATTGATCCTGCGGCTTTCGGTTGTTGCCAAATATAATCTTGGTGGTCAGAGAATTGGTCGTGTCATTGACCGTCATTCCGGCCACGTCCGCCAGAATCTGCCGAGCTGTAAAGTCAGCTTTTCTCGCATTGAAAACAGCTTCGGTAGCAATAACATCGTTGTCGCAGTATTCGGCGACTTTCGTCCACATCTCTTCCGGAACAGGTTGGTCCCACGGAAGCCCAAGTTCCTGATGGTGGATGCCCAATTCAATTTCCCATTTCTTCAAAGATTGTTTCTTTGAGCAGAAATCGTAAACGTCCGTATAAGAAACGTTATAGGCTTCACCGAAGAAGCAGTTGGCGCTCCCATTGATGATTCTGTTGGAAAGCGAGAATAGCTGCTCGTTCGTATAACCCATTAGCCTGGCATAGAGAATGTGATTGTCGTATCTGCGGCAGTTAAAACCAACCAGACGAAACCGCATTAGCTCCTCAATTTCAGCCGACGTAGGGTTAATCATACGGACAACCGGCTTTCCTTCACCTTCAATTTTCCAGTTGACCAGAAACAGGTTCGGAAACACCTCAACATCATAAAACACAAGTTTAGCGTCATCGTTTTTTGTTCCGGAAGACTGGTCGGCAGATTTGAACTGCATCTTATTGACCAACTTGATACAGTAATCCGCCTGATGCGTGCTGCTTGCGGCGAAGGCCAGCACAGCGTTCCGCATATCTGTAACATCATAATGAAGATCGCTTGCGTAAGCGTCCTCAAGAATTTTATAGATGAAGTCGATACTGGGTTTAGTTGCCGGATGGTATTCCTTGTTCAGATTCCGTTTGATTTGCGTTCTAAGACCTTTCTCGCTCTTCACCCCTTCAAAATTTATCACTTGCTTTTCTCCTTTCAGTGGCAAACCAGAATTGATGGTTGCGATGGGCAGGTTATTACACTTTGTCAATTTCCGGCGCAGAGAGCTTTTGCCGTTGAAAACCTTAACTTCGATGTGGTCGTCATAGATTCTGCTCAGCTTTGCCGGATCTTCCGCATAAATATAATGCAGATGAATGCCTTGCCCGCTTTTGCTCAGTTCTGCATAAGTGGGCGGCCATTTGCTCGCCTCCTTCAGATTCAGTTCAAAAGACTTGTTTCCATCCTTATCCGGAATATCAAAGTCGATAACAATATGATTTTCCGGAACTTTGACATAGTGGAGTTTCGACGTATCAATACTGCTCAGCTTCGTTTTTACTTTCTCCCATTTGGATGTGGGGATTTCTGATGAAGTCGCATACTGAGCAGGACAGTCCGCGCACTCTTTGTCGAAAACAGACGGCTGCGCTTTGAATTCGATGAGCTTCTGTTCCGGCTCTTCCTTTTCCGAAATCGTCTGCTCTTCAAATTTCTCCGTCCGAAAACCGATATAATAGCTTCGGACACGAGTGCCATCGTCCAGATTGAACCGCTCTTTGTAATCGCGGAAATAGTTTTTCAGTTCTTCTTTAAAAATCCTCTGAGAAAACGGAAACGGCACCTTTGCCTCATCACAGTACGTTTTGTACATTTCCCAAGAGGCTTTCAGTGTCGTTCCGTCTTCCTTCTTAAACACGTGGTAAGAATCAATGATGAAGTTGTAGAAATCATTGGATGCACCAAGCATCGCGACCGGAATATAATCATCGTACATGCCTGGATTTGCCAGATATACATTTTGGCAGTGGTATGCGATAGCGCCAAGTTCAAACTCAATTTGTTTCATTACCGTTTTGTATTCCTTCGGGCTTAATTTATCGCCGGATGGGGACACATCAATCAATCGTCGAATCAAACCCGATTTTGCGTCAGTTATCTTCACCGGCTTATTCGTGCCCATAAACAGAAAACATTTAAAACGGTTTGCGTAAGTAGACTTGAACTTTTCATTTACCGTCATCAACTCGTGAGAAACGAGGCTGTTCAGCCTGGTATTATCCTCAATGCGCGACAAATCCCCATCGTGCTGAATAGCAACAAGCGGATTGCTCTTGAACGCCTCCAAAGCAAACGAATTGCTCGAGGAACCAAGCGCTTTAGCGTCGAACACAGAATAGTACCCGTCGAAAAGCTGCTGAATGATGTTAAGAACCGTGGATTTGCCGGTTCCTGCGGCGCCATACAAAACCATAAATTTCTGCAACTTTTTAGAATCTCCACAGACTATGGAACCGATTGCCCATTCGATTTTTTCTCTCTCCGTTTCAGAGTAGAGAGTAGACATCAGCTTGTCATAGGCGTTGATGGTTCCTTCTTCCAGGGGGTACTTTAGCTTTTTGCTTGCATAATCTTTTTTGTTCGTAGGCGTATTTGAAAATATCAGTTTTTCATCCAGCATGTGGAACGAATCTCTCATTTGTTTCTGACAGTATTTGTGCCATGAATCGATCATTCCAGATTCAGAGTCCCACATGTGCAGGACTTTAACACTTGAATCAAAATTCTTACGATTTTCTTCTGCATACCGATCGAGTTCCCGGTCGATAAGTTGCAAAGCATCCTGCTCGTCCGTAGACCATAAACCCCGGTCTTCCAGCCATATGGCATAGAAGTCGCCGCCTCTAATCATAAGATCAGAGCTTTTCTTAATGATAAACTTCGGGTAGATTTCTATTACACCACGCTTCGTACTACGTGTTGAAATCATTAAAAAGTCGATCATCGAGGTTCTTTAGTCTCCTTCCGTCTGCTTTAGCTCCTTAATTTCAGTTTTCAGAGCCTCGATTTGGCAACGCATATTGCGAATCTCAAACTCTTTGACAATCAGGTGCGCCGTTACGACCGTTACCCAAAACGTAACATTATAGTTAAACGACTGCTGTTTCCTGATGGATTTTCCGATTGCCCGGAACATCGTTTCCGAATTCCGAAGGCTTCCGAAAATATAACGGACCATTTCATCCATGAACTTTTCCTCCTTTCATTCCTGCAAGAAACTGGTCGATAGTTTCAAACCGCCAAGTTTTTTCTCCGTTAAACGAAAATATAAATTCCTTGCCGTCCTTTTGCCGCACACGGATACTGTTTTTCCCGTTCGGAAAATATGTTTCAACCTTTTCGGCAAACGCCGGCAGATGTTCTTGAAAACACTCAAACACTTTGCTGTGAACCATAGCAGAATTCCTTTCTTTACAGGATGCTGTCCAAATACCAATTCATCTGGTACCAAATCTCAACCGATCTCATATCGTACTTGCAGTGCTCAATCGTGAATAGGCCGCCTTCACCGTCCCGTTTGTATTTGCGGTCCATAAAGCGAAATATAACATCGTCCGTATACTTCGGATCGAATCTGGAATCGCTCATGGAACCCAGCCCAAGATTCACAATCATATTCCAAAACCATTGGCCCATTCGATTGCCAACGTCGGGATTGTTCATGATGTTTTCTTCACAACGAAACGCCAAAGCAATCAGCATCTCCAGCACACTACAAGGCCGATTGTCCAGAAAAGAGGCAATCATAGGACCCTCGTATGATTTTTCATATCCAAAACGGTAACGGAGGTCTATCCCGTCTTCAGCCCTGTTACCATCCATTAGAATCACATATTGGAAATCAATATTGTGAAGATGCCTCAGCAGCTTTTGATAGGATAGACCCCTGGAATACCGTTCATTGCATACGAGCTGACACATCCATTCAAAATATTCGTTGTTCAGCTCTTTCTCTGTCATTTAATCCTCCATTTGACCGGGGTATCTGCCTGTGACATCCGAATAGGAACGGTTGTCCCTCAGAATCTCATAATCGCATTTCAGCCTGTCGTTGCGGACAAACACAGAATCGTCCTCATACTCGCCGAAATGATCTGCAAAATCAGCGCCCACGGTCTCATCAATATCGTCGACAATTTCGTCGTTTTCATCCGCCAGAACCCCGTCCGAATAATAAGTCAGACTGAGCTTGGTATACTCGTCGAAATCGCCGAATTCCTCTGGCGAGATAATATAAGGCTTTTCAACCATATTTACCTTCTCCTCTTTCGCGTTTTTATTGTTTGTCGAGGCATAATTCGTATAGCCTTCCTCTGCGAGCTTAGCCGCATAGTTAATCAGGTCCGGTTTCAATTTAGCCTGGTCAGCCTTGATTTTATTGTCTTTGTCAAGGTTTTCGTTTTCCTCTTTGCGGATTACCGTTTCCGGCTTCTTTTCCGCAAAGACCGCTTTCACCGAATCGATTTCCTCCTGGGCAATTTGCTCGTATCGCTTTTTAAGGCAAAGCCATGTTGCGGCCGACCCGATAGTCAGACCGGCCATAAACATAGCGAAGTTAATCTTGCTCATAGTAATCCTCCTCGTTTTTTATCGTAACAACAGTTACGGCGAGACCTCCGAACAGCAATGCAGCGCTCAGGAGAATCCCGCCGGTAATATGTCTTTTCCGCTTGCTGTCCAATATGGAGTCAAGCAGATTTATGAAATCGTCGAGCATATCCACGTTTGATTACTCCCTTCCGCCAGACAAAATGGCAATACCGCCGATCAAGCACAAACCGGCCATGGTAGAAAACACATAAGAAAATAATGCTTTCATGATAAACGCTCCTTTCAATCGTAGCTTGAAAAATAATGGCAGCATTCCTGGAACATCGGAACACCGTAATCGCTGTATCCGCCTGCGGTGAAAAACACGCATTCATAATTCGTCCGTTCCAGCAGCTCTTCCTGTACAAGCTCTACAAGTTCTTCTTTCACATAACAGCGGTCGACTCTCCCATTCCACATAGATGTGAACTGATTCGGCTGAAATATAACATCGGTCACATTATCCGGAAAGTGTGAATCGTCGACTCGGTTTAAAATCGTATCGATTACCAGCCTCTGTCCGAGTTCCGTTTCACCTTCCGCTTCCGCCATTGTTACCAGTGCGATAAGTTCAATTTCTTCCTGTGAAATAGGGTACGGCCATTCTTCCTCAACCTGTTCCGGTTCCTCGTCAGGCGGCGAAGGTTCCAGCACAGTTTCGATAGGGGATATAGATACCGTCGAAGACGCATCGTTATATGTATCCTCGACGGGTTTCTCTTTTGCCGGGGCTGCGGCTATCCTCGCTATAATAATGAAGCAAAGGATAAGGCTCAGAAGAAACACAGCACCCTTTAATATGATTCGCATTTTTAAAACTCCTCTCTTATAAAGCGACCACCCCCAATATCAATCTGGAAGCGTTAAAGTTACATCTTCTCCCAGATATTTCCCTCTACATTGAAATCGAGAAGAAGAACCGGCTCGTGCCTTCCGTCTTCGGTCTCCCGCTCGACTTCTACAATTCTGAAATTGACATATCCGTCCGGACCATCGGCAGTCCAGCCCACAATCTGACCGGCAGGTGTACGGGGGAGATCCAGATCGTCCAGAACCTCGTTCAAGAACAGATGCCTACGTGTCTGAAGCTTATCGTTGGCAAACGCCTGCTGCGCCTTCAGGAACATGCGGTTGTAATCCTGATTGGTCTCGTAATTGCGGCTCTTCGAGTCAAAGTAAACAGCATAATCGCTCTGAAGATTGGGGTCAACCACCTGGACTGTTTTCTTTACCTTCTTTTCCTTTCCGGTTTCAGGATCTACCTCAACCTCTTCAAACTTCTTCGCTTTGATGTTGTACTTCAGTTCCTGGTCTACCTGCTCGCCAAATCGCTCGACTACTCGGCTGCGGTACTCTTTAAAGCTCTTGTCGATAGCCGCATAAGCCGCGCCAAGCGCTACATTTCTCTTGCGAAGAATGTTGTTGGACGCAAGGATGCTGGTAATGGACAGCGTTCCGAGAATAACGGCAGGAGCATACAGCTTGGCAAACTTGATGCCGGTCTGCACATAAATGATGGTGAGGTCTTTTTTGGAATCCTCAGCGGAATAAGATTCACCCGCTTCGGTAACACCGGTTTCCGTTGCGGTATGAACCTTATCGATATCGTTCTTGGTATCCTCCACAATCTTGTTTACTTTGGTTGTGGCTTTGCAAGCGATAATGGCGCTTACAACCGTCCCCGCGATTCCGGCCACTACGAGAATCTCAGGGCTGTGCTTTCTGACCTTCATCATGGTCTTATTCATAGCGCCGCTGACGCTCTTTACAATTTCGGTCTTATTTTTCATAGTTTTCATTCTCCTTTTCGAGTTTTCTGAGATGGTCGATAAGATGCTGTGTATACCACATAATCTTTTCGAGGTCCTGAATGCCGTTTTTCTGTTTCCAACGGCAGGCATATTTGATGATATTGCCGGTATCGGTTGCTTCGATGCCTTTGAGGTCAAAAGTAAAAGCTTCTATCACATCAATAACTTCCAAACCGGTTTCAGATTGATAATGTGCCGGGTGCGACACCATTTTGTCAGGGGATTCGTACATTACTCTTCGTCCTCCTCACAGGTTTCACAGCAAGGGATATAGATTCTCTTTCGTTCCTGAACTACAATCTGACAGCCGCAGGAAGGGCAGTCAAAAGTATCGTACAGTTTTTCCTCAGGTTCCGAGCCAAAGGCTACTGCTAACCCGCTTTTTCCGTTGTCGCGAGAAATATAATGACGCTCTTCAACAGCATTGAATTTGCATCCGCAGATTTTACACTCAAGCATATTTTTTCTCCTTTCAATTCAATGGGATGGCTCTTGGAAGTTTCAAAATATAACCGTCTCGAACCCTTACAGCAGTTGCTCCGGCAATGTTTGTCCAGCCGTAACGGTTCATTGTGTAGTTGTCGTTCGCAACATTAGCCAAATCATAAAAATCCGACACGCTTACCATACCGTACTGGCTGATAATATCATTCATGGAATCCAGCACTGCTTCCGCATCCCCACGAGTATCGAACAAAATATCATCGTAGTCAAAACTTGTCCGTCTGATAGCGGAGCCGGCTCGGGTGCGTTCGCTTTCCCGTTCATAATAATTCCGATACGATACTTTGGAAGCAGAACCGTTTTTTCTTGTTCTTCCTGCCTCACCGTAAAGAATCATATCGATTCCGGTAGTAACGATATCGGAAATAGCCTTTTTAATTGCCGGCACAATGACTTCCAGCAAAATATAAGACTTTACATTGTTGGCGTCCTCGGCGATGAAAACATCAGCGAATTTCTGCATTTCACCCTTTTTTCGGGTTTTTGCTTTTCCGCTGATGACCGCCTCCACTTTTTTCTCAGACTGCTCTTGACGAGACTTATCCGAATTGGTTTTGTATTCCTCCACTTAGGTTTCTCCTTTCTTAAGCCGGGATCAATTTGCCAGGCAGAGTGATTTTGGTATTCGGCGTCATGCCGTTTTCTTTTTTATACCGATAAGCAAGATTGCTCTTAGCTTTCGCTTCCGACGGGGCGTAGGTAGACGCTTTCCAGCGATTTTGCACGCAGTTTTCAAATCGCATGACTGGTCCGTCGTAGTAATACGCTTTCATTCTCGTACCCTCCTTTTTGGTAAAAAGAAAAAAGGGAAAGCACCTTGTTTAAGGCACTCTCCCTTGTCCGAATTTCACAGATTCAAATTTCAGTTTTCTTCTGTAGAAACGTCTGCTTCGTCAACAATGATTGTCTTTTTCTCGGCAGCCATCTTTTTCAGCTCGATCTGGGTTTTGATATTCGCAATCACCGGTTTTGCTACGTACTTATAGACCACAAAGCCTACAATTACGCTCAAACCAATGCCTGCTGCAATCTTGATACCCTTGCTCATACCTGTGTTTTCGATGACTTCCTCAGTAGTTTCAATAACCTCGTTGTTCATAATCGCATTGTTTTCCATTTTATGTTCTCCTTTCAAATTCTGAAAATGTGGAACTTCTTCCATTAAAGCAATTGTAATTTTCGCGCGGTTTTCTCAGTGATGTCGTTACCAGGAGTGATAATCGTAAACCGGCGCAACCCGATAATCAATAACCAGGCAAGGGGTGCCGTTCGCGTCAAGATGGGAACTAAAATCAAGTTCGATATATCCCTTTTCGATATTCCAACCTAGATCGTCTCCCAATTTCGTCCCGTCTAATCCGAGCGCATAGTAAAACTCGTTGAGCGTTACATACATGTCGTCCCGCATTTGCCGGTTCAATTCGTTTACGGCTCGGTTGATGGTGTCTCTGTCCGACTTAAAATATCTTCCCGAGATAGCGTCATAGCAGATGGTGTTTCCGCCCTTTTCCGTCAGAATCACTTCCCGAACGGGATTCTTCATGATTTTTTCTTTCGCCATCGATTCCCGTATCGTCTGCTCCTTTTTATCGCCAATCGCCTCTACGACCTTTTCCTGATATTCTTTTAAAGTCGATTCAGAAAGCGTGTAGGCGGTTGCAAGCGCTGCGTTTCGACGCAGATTTGTTGAGCTGGCGCCAATAAGACAGAAAACAGAAACCGAACCAACGATTGCGGCCGGAATATAACAAGGCCATGCTGTCTTTACGATTTCCTTTCTGCTTAGCTGGTCTGTTTCAAGTTCGTTTTTTTTCTCCTCGATAAGAATCAGCGCTTTCGGCGTTGCCCTCACCGCCATGACTGTAGTTGTAATCATTCCAGCAATGCCGATACCTGTAAGTATCTCCGGACTATGCTTTTTCATCGCCGTCCGTACACTCTTGGCAATGCTGGATAAACTGTGTTTTCCCATTTGAGTTCTCCTTTCTTAATTTAAAATCAGCACTTTAGGAAGGCTAATTTTATACCCATCCATAGAATCGATAACTTTTGCGTCTTTAAGATCTAACCATCCATATTTAGTGTTTGTATACACATTGCTTGGTAGACCAGCCAGATCGTAATAGTCAGCAATCGAAACACATCCGTAATTGACGATAATTTCTTTCATTGAACTAAGAACAGACAAAGCGTCAGATTCAGTTCCAAACAATATATCTTCCAAAACAAAACCCGATTTATTGCGTATGTTTTTGTTTTTGTGATAGTAGCTGTAAGATACCCTTGAATTGTTCTTTGGGGAATGACATTCTTCTCCATAAAGAACCGTTTCGATTTTATCGGCTACAATGTCAGTAAGTGCTTTTCTGATTCGTTTGGAATGTAACATTTTGTAAAATGCAAACACATTCCCTCCGATAAATCCACCGATTGCTCCAAGACCAAAAATAGTAACGTTTTTGCCCTTCATGTTTTTTCTCCTTTCGTTTAAACAAATAACAAAATCAAGTCTTCGGCTGTTTCGACCGCTGTCTGAAATATCAAACTGCGATGCTCGTCCTCGCCGTAACAAGCATACATAGCCATTTCGCAGATGAAACTTTCGATAATACAGATAGGCATTTCAAAGGGCTTATCCATAATTCGATTGATAATTTCATAAGCGGCCCATTGTGAATACGACCGTTTTTCAAATTCGTCTTTAGGCCATGAGAACGACGGACTGAATAAATGCCGGTCTACATATTCCTTGATAATCGAAACAGCCGTTTCCGAATCGCACACGATAGCTTGTCGAGCAAAGAAAAAGAGCCCCTGTTAGGACTCTTCCTCTTCGTCATTAAGTGCGGCGAGCTTTTCGTTAATGCGTTCATCGATTTTCTCTTCCATTTTCTTTTCGTTCACCCAGTCGGTTAGCAGTGTTGCTCCCATACCTACTGCGGTGGCGACAATACCAAGAATTTTTACCATTTTAGCGTTAATCATAAAGCGCTACCTCCTTTTCATAATACGACTTGTAAATTTTGCGGATTTAAAGATCTTCCATCCATTCGGCGGTCGGTTCAAAAACCATGTCAATAACAAAGATTTCCATCCCGTCTTCCAGCGTTAATTTATGGTGGTTGAAATCAATCCAGTAAATATCGCCGTTGCAGGATGACCAGCCTACGGTTTCTCCAAATTCGGTTTTTTCAAGCCCAAGGAACTCATAGAAGTCGTTCAATGGGATTACGCCTTGAAACATAAAATTGCGGTTCAAATGGTATTCCGCCTCTATGACCTTGGCGATGGTTGTCTCAAAATACCTCTGGGAAAAGCTGTCGTAGAAAGTACGAATTATCTCGGGTTCCATTCCTTCACCAAAGTCAAGACTCGAACTGCTGATAAAGCTTGGCGACGAAATATAAACGTCCTTACACTTTTCGCTCACGATAGAGTCCACAATCGCGTTATGCGCCTCTTCTCCGTAAAGCTCTTTCAGCTTGTCCTTATATTCCTTATAGGACTGGTTGATAAGAGCGTAAGCGCTTGTCAGGGCAGCCTGTTTTCTGCTATTAAGCGCATTGGCTCCCATAATACAGGCTATCGTGGAAAGGCCAAAAGCAGCGGTCGGAATATAACATTTCCACGCTGACATAAACGCCTCTTTTTTGGTGTAGGCGTATGGATCTCCATCGTGATTTTTTCTGCTGTCCGCTTTGACAAGTTCTACAGCTTTTGGAGTAGCTTTAACGGCTGTAACAACAGTTACGATTACTCCTACGGATGCTACACACGATAAAGCAACGGGAGAATACTTTTTCAAATATAGTCCCGACTTGTGCAGCGCCCTTTGAATAACAGGGGTTTTGTTCATGTTTTTTCTCCTTTCGTTCATCTCATAGCTCTCAGTAAATCCAGGATATCTACAGCCATGTTGCCGGCCGATTTAAATATTTGGCTTGTTCTCGGATTTACTTTTGAGTAAGCAAACATCTTCACCATGAATTCGTGGGCGAGTTCACAGAATTCATCGATTGATCCCGATGTTCTCGGATATATTCTTTCGGCGATAAAATCTTTGAGCTCGTCGACAGCCCATTGCGAATAACTGCTTTTCTTGAATTCCTCCGTCCATTTTCCGAATAGCGGAGGCATCCAAGCATCCATGTGATACATGTCATACAAAATTAGTTCAAGCTGATCGATGCTCATTGTCTTCTCCTTTCGTGAAAAAAATTAAAAGAGAAAGATGTAAGCCAAGCATAAACTTACTATTATGGCAACCTCAACTATCCTAATCAGTTGCCCTCTTTCCCTCATAATAAGCGTTGTATTTTTCGCGTAGCAAAAGAAAAGAGCCGTTGTTAGCGGCCCTTATCCTTACAAACCAATGTTCTTTAAAATTTTCATAAGTTCGTCTTTTTCGAGTTCAGCATCTACATCCAGATGGACATGTGTCTTTCCGTCGATAACCGTTGCGTTCACCTCATTAAGTTTGAGTTCTATATCATACCCAAACTTCTTTCGAATTAGCATAGCTATCAACTTCGACAGAATACCCGTCGTGAATTTCGAACCTATTTTCATTTCGTCCATACTCCTTTTACTCCTTTCAAATATCCATTGATTTCCGTAAAAGAAGATGCGATTTTTGCGAACTTAAATTTCCCGTCTGTCAAAGACTGTTTCCCATCGTTCCCGTTTGATAGGTTTCATTTTCAGCGCCCACATAATTTGACGGACAGTAACGGTGGGGTAGAGGCCGTTCGTACAAGTTCCAGAACGGGCGTCAAAGTATTCTCGAAAATTAGGGTGCAAATACAAAGCGTCAGTAATCCACGGGTCAACCTCGCTCCACCATGTACTCTTGGTTTCCTCGTCAAACCTTTGCTGTATCACAGCCAATCCTTTTTCTCCGATTTTGTATAGCGTGCAACTGTTGTAAACAGGGTGATCGCAAATATAACGGCTGCCGTACATAGACAGATAGATTTCCGGTTTATCAAAATGGTATCTCATATACATCACCAAAAAGAAAAGAGAAAGAGCCCTCGTCAGGACCCTCTCCCTTTTTGCTAATAATCTTATTTAATCTTCGTCAAATTCTCCGCAACTTCTTCTCTGGTAGGATACAAAGCTTCATATTCCTCATCGTCTTCCATTCCGTACCGTTCCAATTCTACGGAATGGCCGCATTCGAGGCATACCAATATATCTTCCCATTCATCCTCGAACTGCATTCTTGCTCCGCATTTACTGCAAATATACCTGCCAGTAAGTAATGCGTCCTTTTGCGCGTCGTTAAAAAAGCTCATTGCAAATTACCTCCTTGATACTGTGTGGCAATTTTAAGTATAACCGCCACCTTTGAATTATCAAGAGATAAAAAGCACTTTTACATCTCTCATAATAGCGGATGCGATTTTAATGGAGAAAAACGAAGAGGCCGTGTAATATCCACGAACTCCTCGTTTCGGAACCATTTTACTTCTTGGTTGGTTTAAAACGGCTAAACAAACCTCTGAATGTTGTAGAGGTATAAGTTCCTTTTTCTTCGAACTTGAATCCCTTTCGCATCCAGAATGCGTAGAACATCAACGGCAGCACAAGCTCGGCGGCTGCAATACCAATTTTGACATACCGATCTTTAACATTCTCTTCAATCTGAGCAACCTTAAAGCCCTCATCGCTTTTGCGATTCTGAGTTTTATCCAGATACTCCATTGAAGTTTTGTCTTCATCGAGTTTCACCTTGTAAAGTTTTGCCAAGCTTTCCACTGCTGTAGAGTGTTTTTCACTTCCCGGTTCGAGAGAAGCCAAGTTTTTGATTTCGTTCTTGATTTCCTCTTCCAACAAATTTTTAATTTCTTCGCCCATTTTGTATTTCTCCTTTCGTTTACTGGGTTCCATAAAAGGAAGTGTTATTTGTGCGGAATGAAGTCTTTAGCTTTGACTCTCAGCACAACATACTTTTTTGAAACCACAGCTTCAACCCGCTTCGATAATTCCAAAAATAAAAAAGGACCATCCGGATCTGAATGGTCGACTCGAAGTGTTCCGACTAAGAAAAGCTGAAATACGATACCCGTAAAAATGGCACCTACCAAAACGCCGAGAATAAAAATGATTACCAAGTTCATGTGCGTCCTCCTTTTAAAATGTTTTTCCAAATTTTCAACCCGGGGAATTTTTCAGATATCAATTTAACATGTTTTTCCGTCACCTGCGTACTGAATTCTAATCTAGGATAAAAAGAAAGAGCCTAAGTTTCCTTAGACTCAATCTATAAAATCAGTGCGTTTCGTGATACTTAATAACCTTTTCTGTTATGGCTGAGTATTCTTCCGGATAATATTGATGGATAAATTGTTGGCATTAAGTATTTCCATAGTCTTACACTCCTTTCATAAAGGAGCTTGTTATTCTTGCGAATCCTCATAGACGATTTTCTTCCTCAAGTCCGACCAGGTTATATAACGCTCTTTTCGGCACATCGGGCAATAAAACTTGCTTACCTTACCGCCTATGTCCGTCAGTTCGCTGCTTTCCGCCTCAAGCCTGCTCTGGCAGTTCGGGCAATTGAACCGATAGACCTTCTTAACAGCCACATCTACAATCTTCATCACATCACCCTCTTTCTTGGCTGAGCAGCCAGAAGAACCGTCTGTACAAGTCGTAATAAGTGTCCTTGCAGCATGGGATAGAGAATTTGATTCTCATGTAATCATAGGAAGCCCCTTCCGTCACACCTTTCAAAATATAACAGGAAAGTTCCTCGTCCGCTTCCTTGGCCATCCGTTCGATCATGTCCATCCGATTCGAGTAAAATAGCCTTGCCATCGCGCATTTAGCAACCGGATCGCTGATGTTATTTGTCCTGCCCGGCGATATCAATTTCGGCCAACTGCTCGGGAACCCATCCAGCATGGCATACGATTTCCGCCATATCGGATACTGTAGGCAGAAATGCTTCAGTTCGTAATACCGGTGTTTCTCAATCCAGTATTGGTTTTTCTCAGATACTTCAGGTCTTATCGTTGTGCTCATACCCGTTCACCTCGCCAGACATAACCCGTTTCCTGCCACAGTAACTTTGGAGAGATGTAAAAGTTGATTCGTCCGTATTTCGAATTCATCTCTTCCAGATTGGTGATAAGTTTTCCGTTCCTGGTTGCTTTACCGATGGGCAGCCACCCCGATATAATGCCGGCTCGAATCCATGAAGCGTCTTTCCCATAAACCCTCGCTGCTACGGCTACCGGTACTGAACCAGATGCAAATATAACTTCATCCATTGGCTTTTGCCTCCTTTCAACTGCTATTCTAGGTTAGAAACAGCTTTTAGTGAAAACAACTTAGGTGGAGACAGCCGCCATCGGATCATCGTCATTTCACAAGGGTAATCTTCAAAGCCAAGCGTTTCGCAGGTAATAAGCCCTTCCAAAACACCGATAATGATTTCTGCTTCGTACTGCTTGTATGGAAATATAAAGTCCGGAAGTTCCCGATGCATAGCGCTGCATTTTTGGCATCGGAACCTTCGAATATCTACTTTGTTTTTGACGCCGTATTTCGTCCGTACAATTCTTTTCACGGTGTCGTAATATTTCAACTGTCCGCCGCATCTGGGGCAGGTTGATTTGCTGTCACTAATCATATCTAATCTTTTCCTCCAATCACAGTAAGAAAAGTTTTGTGTAGGAGTTGACAATTCCTATACTTATGATATATGATTACTAATAGCAAATCAATGGAAAGGTGGTCTCTATGCTTATAAAATGTCCGGAGTGCGAATTGCAAGTAAGTGATAAAGCTGTTTCCTGTCCGCATTGCGGATACCCAATGCAGCCAAGCGCCAAATCAAGAAAGCCTCGAAACAAAAACAACAAGCGACGCCGTTTACCAAATGGGTTCGGACAGATCAGCGAAATTAAAAACCGTAATCTCCGCAATCCTTTCAGGGCGATGGTGAGCGTAGGAAAAGCAGAAAACGGACGGCCGATATGCAAACCTCTAAAGCCGGAATCTTATTTTCCTACCTATAATGACGCCTATGCCGCTCTTGTGGAATATAACAAGAACCCATATGATCTCGAGCCTTCTCTCACCGTCAAAGAATTGTACGAACGGTGGAAACCAGAATACTTGAAAACTCTGAAGAATGAAGCGAGCGGCAGAGCAGTAGAATCCGCATGGGGATATTGTTCGTCCGTATATAGCATGAGAGTGATTGATGTCCGGGCGCGTCATATAAAAGGCTGTATGGAAGAAGGGGTATCTGTAGTACGTGGAAAAGAACAAACCCCGAGCGCGTCAATGAAAAACAAGATTAAGTCTCTGTTCAATTTAATGCTCGATTATGCCTTGGAATATGAACTGGTAGACCGCAACTATTCGAGAACGTTCAATCTAACCGAGGAAACCATCAAAGAAATTGTAACGGTAAAGAAAGAGCACATACCGTTCACACAAGAAGAGATGGATTTGCTCTGGCAGCACGTAGATGATAAAATGTATGTAGATGTTATCTTAATTCAGTGCTATTCCGGATGGAGGCCACAGGAAATTGGTTTGCTGGAACTGAAAGACGTGGATCTTGAAAACGGCACATTCAGCGGGGGAATGAAAACCGACGCAGGTACTAACCGTGTTGTTCCAATCCACTCGAAAATAAGACACTTGGTAGAACGGCACTATAAAAAGGCTCAGGAAATGGGAAGCATATATCTGTTCAATTACGCTAATCCAAGCAGCAGGGTCAAAAATACGGCTCTGACCTACAACAGATATCAAAAGGCTTTTGGAATGATTCGGGACGAACTGAAACTTAATCCGGAGCATAGACCCCATGACGGACGCAAACATTTTGTCACCATGGCTAAAAAATACGGCGTTGATGAATACGCCATCAAGTATATGGTGGGGCATAAGATCTCTGATATAACCGAAAAGGTTTATACACAGAGAGAATTTGAATGGCTAAAAGACGAAATAGAAAAAATAAAATAGCTTGTAATTTTTGCCTATAACAAAGAAAAAGCCTCCTCGCAGCGGGACGCCGGTTAAGGCATCCGATACCACAAGGAGGCTCTCTTTTGTATAGGAATATGTGTATAGGAGTAATGCAGGAATAATAGATGAATTACCTACATTTCTCGGCTTTTTCTCACATCTAACTGCTCTTAAAACCGCGTATTTACTGGGTTTTAGCAGTGGGTAAATCAAGGTAAGTTTCTATTATAGAAACAAAAATGTCCGGAAATACTGGGTTTTTTGGCTCAAATGCAGGTATAGTGTAGGAATAAACCGAGATGTATATACTTTTATTACGTCATTTGACTGCCGTAAACAACCTCTGTTTCGATGACTGAACCATTGTCCGAGAAGGTCTTAGTCTGCCTGGCCAACTGCATTCCTTCCACATCTGTAAGGACAGAAACACAGGTCTTCAACGTTGCGTTGAACGTCTTTACAAGCTTGCGTCCCAAATGATCGGTGGTGGTTACGACCAGGCAATCGTCCGAATAAGTTTTCACCGTCCGTCCCAATTCCGTATTATCTTCGTTGGTCAAGACGGCAGTGCAGGTCTTGAAATCATTTGAAAAAGTCTTAGTCAATTTCAGACCATTTACGCTATCGTTGCTGATTATGGTCCCATCATCCAGAAAATATTTATAACCATCGGTTAGTCCGGAAGTAAGGATTCGGTCTATTTCCTCCGTCTCGCTTCCGCCTTTGAATTTTCCCGTTATAACAGAACCGTCCGCCTTATGAGCGGTGTAGCCCTCTAGCAAAGAATCTTCCGTTACGGTATCGGCAGTCAAATCGATAAGAGTTCGTCCTCCATAGATTACTTTATTAAAGGACATCGCCATCACCTCTCATTAACCGATTGTTACAGTCGTGCCTCCCTGCGGGTTCTCCGCCTCCGAATAAGGGATAGCCAGAACAGTAACCTGGGAAAGATAATTGTACCCGGACTCGGAATCCGGAAGGATTTCCTGCTGGCTGGTGCTTGGCGTAACGGTTTTAGCCTGCGGATTGGCCCCTTCGGTTCCGGTCATACTGCCGGCAACACCAAGAATCGTAACGCCTTCCCGAATGTTGTTCGCAACAAGCTTCGCCTTTTCGTCAGCATGGATTTTTACTTTGCCCGAACCGTCGTGAAACCCCTGCGGAACGGTATACTCTTCATCTTTGGACGAAATGGTCCCTTCAACAGCGCCGTTATTTTTCATGGCACCGGTAACCATTTGACCACCAACGCCGGCTTTCTTACCTGACAGAATCTCAGCAGCGGTAGCATTAGCGTCTTGCGTATTCATATCATAATCGCAAGTACCATTTACAATATTACCGTCTGCTCCGTGTGCCTTATATCCAGCAAGTAGCTTGTCAGCGGTAACAGTATCACCAGTCAAGTCAATAAGGACTCTTCCGCCATATATAACTTTATTGATTGCTTTTGTGTCTGGCATAAACTACACTTCCTTTCCAATATAAGCGGTATTTCCGTTCGAATCATTGCTGGTCTCAAAGTAAGGAACTTTGGCGACGACGATATTATCCGTAAGCAATTTGTGAGCGGTTTCCAGCGTCTGTTCGTCTTCAACGTCTGGAATTATCTCATACTCTCCGGAATAGATGTCGTAATCTTGCCCGGTAGCTACGGACAATGTTCCCGATAAGGTAGATTCTCCCGAAATAGTACCGCGAATTGATTCGAACGCTTTTAATCCGCTCATACTAATCTACCTCTTCTGTTATTTTAATAGTCGCTTTTGTGATAAAGGTATCCACGGTTCCGTCGGCTTTCGTTAGCTGAATATCATAAACATACTTTCCAAACGAAAGGTCTTTCGTATCCTCTGGATGAAGAGTAAGTGTAAGCGTATCAATTGGGATATCTTTCACCACAAGCGGTTCTGGATCTTCATATTTTGCTTTCATGGCAAACCGTACTTTATCGCCATCATTTGGCACATATGGCGTGCCGTCCTGTTTGGTGATGGAAATGAGCGCCACAAAAGTGTCTCCTCTGGTTAGTGTGATCGTTGTACCCGAAACACTGTAACTCATGGTATCACCTCCATTTTCGACAATTATTCATGGTCTGTCACCTCTTCCGGCTGGTAAGTCGACTTTCGGATAGGCAGCTTATTCACTTCGGTCATAATTCGCTTAGCCGAGCCGTTTCCGCCGAGTTTTTCATAAGGTTTATACAGGTACTCGTAAAGGTTCTCATATTCGTCCTGTGTAATCCATCCCCGCTCGATGTAATGCATCCCGAGAAATATAATGCGGTCGTGGGCGAGCCCGATAAGCATCTGCGACTTTACATCTTTGTTGTCGTTTTTCTTTTGGATAAACGCCCAAAAACCGGATGAAGCGATGACCGCGCAAACAATTGTCACCACCATTTGAAGCCAGGGTTCCATCTTTCGCATCGTCCTCCTTATAAAACAAATAAAGAAGCTTACGGAAAATATCCCCTACAGCTTCTTAAAAGAAAGAGAATTGGGGCCCACGGTGAAGCAGGCCCCTCCTCTCACCAACGGGTTACTCTACAATAGCGTTCCCGTTCTCGTCGAGGCCGATAGCCTCAAGGTCTGCCTTCACAGCAGCCTTCAGTTTGGCCGGAACCTGCTCAAAGGTCCTGCGGTCGTTGACGATCAGTGCAACATACAATGCTACCATTTTACTACCTCCTACAAATAGTTTTGTGAGTATATAGAACATGGTTAGACCTCCCCGGCAACAGGATCGCCGTTGACGTCATAACCCAGTTCCCTGAGTCTGGTTTCGACTTCGCCCTGGATTTTCTCCGGGACTTGGTCGAATGTTCTTCGCTTATTGATAATAAGCGTGCAGTAAAGACTAACCATAACCAGCACCTCCTACATTGGCAAAAGCATTTCGTACAGATCGGCAATCGCTTCCATTACGGCGAGCTGATTGCTATCGTTGTTTTCCTGTCCAACCATAAGACTGACGATGTTCTCGGAATCGTTCTGACCCTTGATCGCATTTTGAGCCATGAGCATGTTGACATACTCATTGAATTCCTGCGTAGTAATCTGGGCCTCCTGATATGTCCAGTAAGTGACTTTTTCGCTTTGCTCAGAGGTTCGGACAATTTCGGAATAGTCTTTTCGCAGATAAACCGTGCCGTCGTTGATTTCAAGGGCAGACGGCTTGACTGTGCTCTCGGCATATCGGTAGTCTAGCTCCATACGCCTTATCCTCCTTTCGAGCTGTAAGGTTTGACAAGCTGTTGATACACTCTTCTTTCGTCGTATCTGTCATGTTATGAAACTTTTCGTTTCAGTTGCTTAAAACTGACAAACGGCTTAATCCATTTCTGATACATTCGGTAAGTATCGGTGCAGTCAATCCAGCCAAGATATGACAGCATCTGACGGGCGTCGTGTATCGTTGGCTTCTCTTTTCGGGAAAGTTTTCTGGCTTTTCTCGTGGCCTTGTACATGATGGTTTTACGAAGTATCGTTCGGTTCCTGAAGAATCGGAACCCCATGAAGTCAAGGTCGCGCCCCTTGTCGTTCCCATATGAGAACCGAAAAATCTGCCAGTTGTCTTTTAGTGAAAGCCCAAGCTCATTTTCGAGATAATCGGAAATCGCTTGTCTTGTCTGGTGCAAAACCTTCTTGTTGCTGCCGAAGATAACCATATCATCCATGTAGCGCATATAGTGCACGGCTCCCAACCGTTCTTTGATATAGTGGTCTAGGCCCTGCAAATACCAGTTAGAAAGCCATTGAGAAGTGTAAAAGCCTAACGGAATCCCAATGTCGGTTACGTCGATGATCCGAAAGAGCAAATCCAGCATCTTTTCATCATGGATTGTCTTTCTTAGTTTGGCTTTCAGCTTGTCGTGGGGAACAGTGTCAAAGAAATGTCGAATATCCATTTTCAGAACATACTTGCAGTTCTTCGCATCGGTTCGAATCCATTTCTCAATGACCCGTTTCCCTTTGTGGGCGCCTCTTCCCGGTAAACTGGCATAACTATGCTCATACATGCCCTTGCAGAACATCGGCTTCAAAGCGTTCACAACGTTGTGCTGAACAATCAGCTCTTCCATTGTGGGGACGATAATAACCCTCTCTTTGCGCGTAATGCCGTCATAAATATAAACCGGCACATGCTCGGCGTTCTCATAGTTGTTGATCCAGTCGTAGGATAAGGCAACCAGAGCATCGTCGGACAGGTGCCGGCTTTTCATGATTCTTCGCATTCGCTTGCTGTGTTTCGCAAGGTTAAGGGAGATCCTTCGGTTTTCTTCGGATATGCAGTTTTCGTACAAGTGGTTATAGGATTTCATATATTCTCTCTTATCCTCTCATCCGCGTTCGACATATTCTCAGCTACTAGCAGATGCTTGCACCGAGTTAATTTTCACCAAGCGGTGAGGAAGAAACATTTTGTCTCTTGCTGTTTTTTACAGCGATATGTACTGCATTAAGTAAGAAACTTCTTATTGGATAAGACAGAGCCGCGCCATTGTTCGAGTTCGAATTGGACGGCGTATTGTTCAGATTAGCGTAGAACGGACCGCATTGAAGGTCATTGTTCCAGTTGCCGCCGACAATCGCAGCTTTCGCAGTACATAACCCTTTTGATTTTATTTTTACTCCGGCGAACCTAAGGTTCTCCAGACCTCTCCTCTTCGGACGGCTACGCCGTCGCAAGTGGTTTACAAGAGAGAGCCGCGCCAGAGTTCGAGGCCGAAACGGACGGCGTACGGCTCAGATAAGCGTAGAACGGACCGCATTGAAGGTCATTGTTCCAGTAGCCGCCGACAATCGCATACATTGTGCCGGAATTGTTGTGGTAAAGACCGTCCGCCTCGAATGTGCTACTCGAACCGCTTGCCGTAACCGGGATCCGTCCGAACCCTTCCGTTTTCATGCTGTTGATGTATCCGCCGGATGAGCCGGAAGGCGTTGCGCCGGACACGGTTTTATAGCCGTTGCCGTCCGTATTGTAATCGCTGACGGTAGATCCGTCTTTTGTGCCTCTCGTCAGCTTTACTTTCTGCGTGCCGTTCACATTCATCCATCCTGCGGTACGTCTCCACAGATTCCCCCAGAAATGCTCCATACCGAACACCTTCACGCCGTCCGTACCATTGTTGGAACCCCAGAACAAGCCTCTGCTGTTCATGGTGCCAGTGTTTACGGCCGAAGAGTTGCTGCTTGAGCTTCTGCCGGAACCGAAAACGGTCTGGCCGTCGGTGCTCTTGCCCATCATGACAAGCAAATCCTGAATCAACAGCCTGTCCGCAAGGACTTCGGTGTACCAGTCGCTTCCGTTGGCCTTTGCATAATTGATTTCCGTCGTAGCGTTCTGGCTTACCATGTTGGCCTGCCCGCTGATAGAGCGGAGCTTGCTTGACACATTGGAACCGAAATAAATCGGGGTGTAGAAGTGGTCGATCTGGTTGTTGAGCCGGTCGTAGTTGCTCCAGCATTCCCAACTCTCATCCTGCGGGGTATCCGAGCATCGGAAATGGTACACACCGCCCTCTTCCCACCGTTTGGTGTAGATCTCCGTCCTCTCCATATCAT